TGTTTAGGATTTTTTACAATCTTTTTAGATTTACCTGAATGCAATTTACCAGCTTTAAACTCTTTCATTACTGTTTTAATTTTAGCTTGTTTTTTATTCATAGTTTTTTATACCTTGTTTATTGTTTTTTTTCAACCTTAGGATTTAATACTTTTCCTAATATAGTCTTTTCAATAGAAGTATCTGCTCTCATATTAGCTAAATGGGCATTTTGCTGTAATTTATGGTGTTGGTTCTCTCTATTAAACATAATTTTCATTTTGTTTAAATCNTGGGCTTGGTCGCCTTCTTTAGACTTCCTTTCATTTTCTTGAGCCATTAAATCAAGTTCCCTAGATTTTAAAGCAGCTATAGGATCATTAGTTGGAGCAGTTAATTGTTGTTCTTCTTTTAAAAATTCATCCATAGCTTCAGCTATTAATTCTGCTTTTCTAGCTTCAATATGATCATTTAAATTTTTAGCTTGTGCTTGTAACTGTTGCAACATTTGTGGATTAGGTTGAGCTCCTTGCTGCATAGTTTGAATTTGTTGTTGCATTTGTTGTAGCTGTTGTAATTCGTTTCTAAATTCTAACTCAGCGTGTTCTTGTGACATAATAGAAATATGTTCAAAAATATTTTTTTGTAATGCACCTGTTAATGCTGGAGCATTTTTAGCTATATTAGTTCCCATAAAATTTAAGTGAGAAGTAATATGTGCTCTGTGATCTTGTCCTTGAAATGCTTGGAACGGTTGTCCTGCTAAAGCCGCAATATGTTCTAAAGCAGGATCCTTTGGTTGTGGGGGTTGTGGCTGAATTAATATTTTATCAATATCTTTTACACCTAATGCTTCATACATATTTCTGTATACTTGATATTGGTTGTGCATCGCTGGATTAGATGTAGCAAGTTGCATTTCAGTTTGTGCTAAAGATATTCTTTGAGTCTGTGAAAATATATTTGGATCAGCAACTGGAATGATTGCAACATTATCATTAAAGTCAGCTTGTTTAATTTGTCTTGCCCCGCCCACAACATCGTAAGGATATATAGGTGGTAAATATAATCTAAATAATCTAGCTAGTTCATTAAACTCTTGTTTCAAAGCTGCATATATTCTTTTATGAATAGAAGACATAACTCTTGATCCTCTTTCTAATAATGCAACAGTTGTTCCAACAGCTGCTTGTTGGTTTGAATCTCCAACTTGCATATCAGCAATAGATGCAAAACGTTGTCCTGCAGTTACTACTGCTCCCATTAAATTAAATAAAGTTTGAGAAGGTTCTTTAAATGGTAACATCATAAATGAATCTTTAATGTTTCCATTAGGTGCATCTACATCTCTAAACTCACCTGGTTGAATTGGTTGTGCATCATCTCTAACTCTAATTCCTCTTTGTTTAAATCCAGCTGGTAAGTTAGCTAAAGTTCCAGCATCAAGTAATTGTCTTAAAGCAGATGTAGCTGTACGTGACAATCCACCAATCATATGAATTAATCCAAATCCATAAAAACCTAAACCAGGTAAAAATTTAAAATGAACAAAGTATGGTATCTTTGCTTTTTTAGAATCGTTCTGTTCCCAGTTACGTCTAATAGATAATACTTCTCTTGAATCTTCTTCAATGGTTACAATGTAAGGAAGTTTAATTCCTGTGGGCTCACCAGTCTTAGGATTCATATCTTCAAATCCTTCGATATCTAAATACGTATGAAATTCTAAAAGTGTAAATAAATTTTGACCAGTTGTTTTTCTAATACCTTCAATTTCATTTTGTTTCTTTTGTAAATCAGTTTCTAATCCTTCTGGAGCTGATAAATCTATATCTCTATAAAACCCTGCTACTTGCTGCTTGCGCAAATCATTCTCAGTCATTTTAATAATGTGAACAACTGCTTCAGCGTCTTCTAATGAAGTTGCAGAATAAGGAACTACAAGTTCTTCTGCTGGTACAAATTTAGAAACAGGTCTTCCTAATAATTCATCATAGTAAACTTTTTTAAATGTTGATCCTGATAATGGTAAATAAAATAACATTTGATCAAACTCTGGTTCATATTCTTTCATGACATCCATAATTTGATAATTCATAAATTCTTTAACACGACCAGCTTCTTGTTCTCGTTGCGTGTTGACCGCTCCTATAATCTGAGTTCTAACTGGTCCTTCTGCTGGTAATAATTCTTTATACGCTTGTGCTTGGAATTGTGTAACAGCTTCTGCTAATACTGGGTGAGTTGCACCCGATGCACCTTTAAATGGTTCAGTTCTTTTTTCATATTTAAATCCTAATAAATCTAATCCATCGGTATAAGCCTTTTCCCAATCTTGTCGTGATGTTTTATATTGTTCAAAATCATCTGTAAGTTCTGATCCAATAGGACCTAATACTTTATCATCTAATAATTCAGCTAAATTATCAAAATGATTTTGTGATTGTTGTTGAGGAGCAACTTCTGGTCCTATATTAACATCAGCACTACCATCTTCATTTTCAGTTACATCAACTGGTCCTGATTGTGAAATTGTGGTTGATGGTTGATTTAAATCAATAGCAGTTGGAACCGTTAATCCATCACCTGGTGTAATGTTGGGTAATGATTTATCTATTGTTGCCATTATTGTTTTTCTCCGGATTTGCTACCTTAACCTTTTTATCTGGGATATTCAAGCCTTGTGGGCATGGTCCTCTTAAAGGCGGTATGGTTCTTGTAAGCTTTTTAGGCTTAACCATTTTGTTATCCATGTTATTTATGATTTATAGTGTATGTTTGACTATGTAAATCAGCTAATACATCTGGGTTAATATTTCTACCTGGTTTAACACCTTGTTCTCTTCTTAAAATATGTAATGGTACTTTTGTAATTTTACTTTCAAGTGGAGTAGTATCACTAATGCGATTATTAAAATGTACTTCTTTTTCTTTAAGACTTCCATCTATTTGATGTCTACTTTCAAAAAATTTAAACTCAGCAGGAGTTGTCATAATAATATTTGTTTTTGGATCTGTATGAGTTGCTGGAGGAGTATAAGTCATACTGTATACTCCCATTTTAGAAATTTTATTTGGATAAGCTGCATAAGGACTTTGAACATCAATTCTAATAGTTCCATCTGGAAGCACGTGATAAAATAAAGTNTCATTTCCTAATACTGTTTTTTTAACGACGGTATTCGGGGAGCTAGGGACTTTNCCTGTGTGATTAATTCCATCTTTATGAAGTTTGTTTACTAATTCTTGAATCCAATCTGGCATATTGTGAACTTTATTTAAAACAATATGTGGATTAATAACTTTAGTTGGAAATTTTGTATTAGTATAATCTTTCATAACTTTATCAAGTGGTGCAGATTGAACTTTACTTCCATGAGATAAAGTAGAAATATATTGTTTAGGTTCCATATAATTCATGGCATCTTTATCAGCATTTTTAGAATCAGTGGATATAGGTTTTTTACTATCCAAAGGTTGATTAGATAATCCTAAAAAATTTNTAAGATCTTTATTTTTAATTTCTTTATTAAGATTAAAATTTTTTCTTTTTCTTTTAATTTCTTCTTTACTCATTGCAACAGTAGAAGGTGTTGTACTTAAATGAATTGGATTGAATAATTGTTTTAAAAAATCTTTATCGTATTTCATATTTTATAATTCGTAACTAATAATTAATAATAGTTTCTTTCGATATGAGGTAATGGCTCATCTCGATAATCTTCAGGATGTTCAATAAATCCACCTTGACGAAATCTCATAAGAGCTTGCGTCGTAGAATCTACCAAGTCATCGTTTTCCCCATAAGGGAAAGCTGCNCATTCCTCTATTACCTTTTGAGCAAATTCTTTATGAGTGGGCGCCCATATGCAACCGCTCTCAAATAGAGGTGCAACACTGTTAACTCTTGCATGCTTATCATTTCCTTTGCTTGGTGTAAAGTTGATAACTGGTATTCCCATTTTACGTAATTCATAGGTTAAAGGTAATCCAGAAGCTTTACCTTCAATTAAAACTGTTTCAGGATTCCAATATATAAACTGTTCATATGCAATACGTCTTAGTTCTGGAAACTCGTATCTACCTTTATGTGCATCAAGCAATATTAATTGTGGACCAGAATCTTCATCCGCATAAAATATTCCCCATGTTGTGATAGCAGAATAGTCGGCTGTTTCTTTTTTCATGAATGCCGTATCATAAGATTGTATTACATGTTCTAAAGGTGGAATCTGTTCATATTCCCATTTACGCCACCACTCTCGTTTTATAATTGCACCTTCTTCTGATGTTGGATTTTGCATCCATTGTGCATTCCATTTTTGAATACTTACAGAAGCTTTAACAGCTTCTAATTCTTCTAACTTCCAATACTGTGGCCATACAGGTTTATTTGAAGGTAAGATTGCAGGAAATTCTACAAGTTCCCATTTATCAGCTTTAGCATCTCCTGATGATTGTAATAACATTCCAGTTAAATCTTTTGTATTCCATCTGGTCATAACAACCACAATCATTCCACCTGGTTGTAAACGTTGACGAGGACCAGAGGTATACCATTCATATGCACGTTCTAATGCAGGTAAACTTAATGCATCTTGTTCAGAATGTGGATCGTCAATAATTAATAAATCAGCACCTCGACCAGTAATAGCTCCACCAACACCCGCTGCGAAATACTCGCCACCTTGTTCTGTTTCCCATCTGCCCGCTGCTTGTGAATCTTCTCTTAGTTTTGTTTTAAATATCTTTTGATAATCTTCACTATCAATTAATGTTTTAGTCTTACGACCAAATCTAACAGCGAGTTCGCCTGTGTGAGTTGTTTGAATAATTTTTAAGTTAGGGCGTTTACCTATCATCCAAGCGGGTAGCAAGTAGGAAGCAAATTCCGATTTTGTATGCCTTGGCGGCATATTAACAATTAGCCTTTTAATTTTACCTTGAGCTAAATCATTAAATTTTTTTGCAATCTTTTTATGATGATAGCCTTCAATAAATTCTGGCCATACATGTTTAACAAAAGACAAGAAATCAGAATGTGCAGTTTCTTCTTTCTTTTTTTCTAAATGTTGAAGATATAGCTTTAATGTATCTTTGCGAACATCAGGTGGTAGATTCTTTAATTTCTCAAAGTCGATTTTCATAAAAATTTTGTAAAAAATTTTTTGGCATCCATTTTGGATGAAAGTTGTATTTTAGGGGGTCAATCAATAAAAAGCAAGTCCAAAACGATTTTTACTGCTATGACTGTCTAAAACTAGCGCGTAGAAAAAAATTG